CCATTCTTTTGACAAAGCCAAAATTGACAACGGGGGTCAAATCTGCTTTCAGTTGGTGAAACTGGAGCAAAACATGACCGAACAGCAATGGCCCGCCGACAATGTAACGCGCCGCAAGGTGTCTGCGCTTGTGCCATATGCTCGAAACAGTAGAACGCACAGCAAAGAGCAGATAGGTCAGATCGCGGCATCCATTAAGGAGTGGGGTTTCACTACCCCTATCTTAGTGGATGCGGATGGTCAGATTATAGCTGGGCATGGTCGATTGCTTGCCGCACAAAAGCTTGGCCTAGATGAAGTGCCAACCATGACGGCTATTGGCTGGACCGATGCTCAGAAGAAAGCCTATGTTATAGCGGATAACAAGCTGGCTCTGAATGCTGGTTGGGACAATGATATGCTTGCGGTCGAGTTTAAAGATCTCAAGGACATGGGATTTGATCTAGGCCTAACTGGTTTTAATGCTGGGGAACTTTCAGAACTTTTTGACAAGCCAAAGGAAGAAAGTAATGAATATAGTCAAAAAGTAGATGTTCCAACCTATGAACCATCAGGCGAAAAGCCATTGCTGGAAGATTTGTATGATGACAAAAAAACTACTGATTTAGTTAGCGCAATACAACAAAGTAGTTTGAAGGAAAAGGAAAAACAATTTTTGATGTCGGCGGCTTGTAGGCACACTGTCTTTAACTATGAAAAAATTGCTAACTTTTATGCACACTCGTCAAAAGAATGTCAGGAACTTATGGAACAAAGCGCCCTTGTCATTGTTGACTACGATCAAGCGATCAAAAATGGGTTTGTTCTTTTTACTGAACAAATGGAAGATTTGAATGACGAAGAATAAATACATCCTTGTTAGACACGGGCAAACATACTGGAACAAAAATGGAATTATGCACGGGCAGTATGACATACCGCTAAATGAGATCGGTATCAAACAGGCCTATGTAGTTTCCGATGACCTTAAGCATGAGCATTTTGACTATTGTTATTGCTCACCGTTGCAACGTGCAAAAGCCACAGCCAACAAAATCTTAAGACATCATCGCCATACAAAAATGGTATTTGACGCTAGGCTTATGGAACTTAACAAGGGTCTGCTAGAAGGAAAACATCTCAACAGTGAAAAGTTACTTAAGGGTGAGGACCCAAACTTTCTAAGAAAATACAAAGTGGAAAGTAAGGTAACTTTTTTGGACAGGGTTAAATCCTTTGTCAATGACATAGAAAGCAAACACTCTGGCAAGCAAATTCTTATTGTTGCCCATAGTGGGACAATCAAGATGTTTATGTTTGCTTTAGACCCACCGAAAAAAGCCATCCATAAGGCCTACTACGATCTGCACATCAAGAACTGTAAGCCATACACAATCGAATCATCAGCATCGAAAGGAAACAACATGAAAATCGGATTCTTCCCAATGGTTGCAGACATCCTGCATTCAGGCCATGTGCTGGCCCTAGAAGAAGCAAAAAAACATTGCGACCTACTTATAGTTGGGCTGCATTGTAAGCCAACCTACAAAAACCCCATTCAGTCTATCTATGAAAGATACATGCAGCTCCGCGCAGTTAAGTGGGTCGATGAGGTGATTCCATATGAAGATTCTACCAGAGATGCCAACATGTTTGCTTCTCTTGAGTATGACGTTTATTTTCTAGGTGAAGATCATCGCACTGATGATTGGGAGATGAAATCTAACATCGAGGCGTTAGGAAAGGAAATCATCTATCTTAAACGCAAACACAATTACAGCAGCACGAGGATCAAAAATGGGAACACATAATTATGCTGTTTTCATTTTGACGCATGGAAGGCCAGATAAAGTAATCACTCATCACACCTTGCGTCGATCTGGATACACAGGCAAGATTTACCTAATTTGCGACAATGAAGACAAAACTCTGTCTAAGTATCAAGAAAAATACAAAGATGATGTTATTGTTTTCAGCAAAAAAGACTACGAAAAGAAGTTTGACATCATGGATAACTTCAAAGGCAATAAGGTAATTGTTTACGCTCGTAATGCTTGCTACGACATAGCAAGGTCGCTAGGCCTTGACTATTTCTTTGAGTATGAGGACGATTACCCAACTATGGTGCATCGTTTCATAGAAGGCGATACGCTACGATCAAAGCCAATTAAGCAAATGAACAAAGTGTTTGAGGCTTTTATAGATTGTCTTGAAACTACAAAAGCCACGACCATTGCGATGAGCCAAGGCGGTGATCATATTGGTGGGGCAAGAACATTTAGCAACATTCAATACAAACGCAAAGCTATGAATAGTTTTGTCTTTAAGGTTAACCAAGACCCAGCCGATGACTGTATCTTTATTGGGCGTATGAACGACGATGTGAACACTTATCTTACTCAGGGTAAAGTAGGGAAAATGTTTTTCCAGATAGCCAACATCATGCTAGTACAGTTGCAAACACAGTCAAACTCTGGAGGCAACACGGAAGCATACAAGGCATTCGGCACATATGTTAAGTCTTTCTACAGCGTTATGGCCGAACCTAGCTGCTGCAAGATCAAGTTAATGGGAACAGCGCACAAAAGACTTCATCACAAGATCAATTGGACTTACGCAGTTCCAAAGATTGTTGACGAAAAGTTCAAGAAAAAAACATGACAAGAGGAAGAAAACCTAAGCCAACTGCTTTGAAGATTGTGACAGATCAGGATCGTGCAAGAAGTCGTGTGCGAAACGAACCTAAGCCTGTCATGGTAATGCCTGACATTCCACAAGCGCCAGATCATCTTGATGAATACGCGCTGGAAGAATGGCAGCACATTTGCGGCGCTTTGTTTCGCTGCGGTGTCTTGACTGAGATAGATGGGCGTGGGTTGGCAATGTATTGTCAGGCCTATGGGCGTTGGCGCAAAGCAGAGGAAGCAATCCAGCAAATGGCAAAAGCAAACCCTGCCAGCGGTGGCTTGATTATCAAAACCAGCAACGGCAACATTATTCAAAACCCTATGGTGGGAACGGCAAATACAGCGATGAGAGACGCTATGAAGTATGCAGCAGAGTATGGGCTAACACCATCCAGCCGTGTGCGACTTGGTATTGAGGCTGATAGGGCAAACGACAACGACCCATCAGCGCAATATTTCACATGACCCATATCGTCAAGCAGTATGCAGAACAGGTTTTAGCTGGTGAAATCTCGGCTGGCCCGCACGTTCGCAACCAATGCCGTAGACATCTGGCTGATCTAAAGCGCAAAGACATCTATTTTGACGAAGTCGCGGCTGATCGCGCCATTGGATTTTTTCATAATGTCCTGAAACTTAGCGAAGGGCAGTTTGAAGGTGTGCCGTTTCATTTGCACATCAGCCAAGCATTTATCGTTGGTTCAATCTTTGGTTGGAAAAAGCCTGATGGTTTTCGTCGCTTTCGTCGTTGCTACATTGAGATGGGTAAAGGCAATGGCAAATCACCTCTTGCTGGTGGCATAGGCCTATATGGTTTGATGGCTGATGGTGAATCTGGAGCGCAGATTTACGCTGCGGCTGCAAAAAAAGATCAAGCAATGATTTTGTTTCAAGATGCGGTCAAGATGGTGCGTCAATCACCAGCGTTGGAGAAGCGCATAACGCCCTCTGGAGTCAACCCTGTCTGGAACCTTGCCTACATTAGCACTGGATCATTCTTTCGCCCGATCAGCCGTGACAGTGGCAAGAGTGGATCTGGTCCGCGCCCACATTTTGCTTTGTGCGATGAAGTCCATGAACATCCAGATCGCGGCATCATGGAGATGTTGGAACGTGGTTTCAAGTTTCGCAACCAGCCGCTAATGCTGATGATTACTAACAGCGGGAGCGATAGAAACAGCGTTTGCTGGGAAGAACACGCACACGCATGTGCTGTCTCAGCTGGTGATGTTGAGGATGATACTACTTTTCCATACGTCTGCGCGTTAGATGAGGGAGATGACCCTTTAAATGATCCGTCTTGCTGGTCAAAGGTGAATCCATTGCTAGGCGTGATCATTAAAGAAAGCTATCTTCAGGGCGTAGTCGATCAAGCAAAAGTCATACCAGCTAAGATGAATGGAATTCTAAGACTGCATTTTTGTGTATGGACCGATGCAGATGCGGCTTGGATTAGTCGAAAAGCATGGGAAGCGTGCGAAGATCCGCTTATGACAATGGATGATTTTGCAGGAAAACCTTGTTTCATTGGCTTAGACCTTTCCGCAACAAAAGACATTACTGGTGTTGCCTATGTTTTTCCTGACGGTAAAACAGAGGATGGGCGACCGAAATTCGCTTTATTTGCGCGTGGATACACACCCGCAGATACAGTAGATCAGCGCGAACTTATGGACAAAGCCCCATACTCGGTTTGGGTTCGAGATGGATGGCTAATTGCGCCAGAAGGCAAGGTTATTCGCTATGACCACATCGCTTATGACATGGTGGATACTGCATCAAAGTTCGACATTCAGGCAGTTTCTTACGACCGATGGCTGATCAAAACCTTTGAAAATGCATTGGACGAAATAGGTGGTGTGTTACCTTTGATTGAACATCCGCAGGGAACCAATCAAAGAAAAGACACTCCCCTTTGGATGCCGCAATCTGTGAATCAATTCGAAGATTTGATTTTGGAAAATCGCATCAGAATTGAGGTGAACCCTGCTCTTAGATCGGCGGTTGCGTCTGCTTGCTTTTGGACATCGCCAGCAGGGTTGCGTCGCTTTGAAAAACAAAGGGCAACAGGTCGCATCGACATGGCTTTGGCTGCGACTATGGCTATTGGTGCTGCAATGGTTGGTGAAGCAACAAAACCGCCAGCGTCACCTTGGGATGACCCAACATTTACACTAGGCGCGTGATGTGATATGTTTTTTGAAACATCCATTATGGATTGGAACAGATGGCACTCTTTGATCGGTTCCGTAAAACGGAAAAACGCAATCTGGAAAACCCAACCGCGCCTGTTTCTGCGAATGATTTCTTGCAAATCATGGGTTGGGGTGACCTTTACGCATCTTCTGGGGTAACTGTAAATGTCGATACAGCACTTGGTGTCCCTGCTGTTTGGGCTGCAGTTAACTTTATTGCTGGCACAATCGCTGGTTTACCACTGCAAGTGTATCGCAAGAACGCTGATGGTGGTCGTGGAAAGGCTGATATCGGCCTATCAACAATCCTGCACGATGCCATCAACGAGGATATGTCTAGTTTTGAATGGAGGAAATACTCGTTTGAACAAACGCTAACTGGCGGTCGCGCAGTCACATACATTGAACGCAACAACCTTGGCGAGATTGTGAACCTATATCCGCTTGATCCTACCAAGGTGCGGGTTGAACGGCTGATTGACGGGCGCAAAATCTATCGCGCTAGTTCTCGAGTTTATGAATCAACCGAAATCCTTGATCTGCCGTTTATGCTTAAGGCAAACCTAACGGATGCGCGTGGGCCAATCTCTCAAAACAAAGATGCCATCGGCATGGCTATCGCAGCCAGCCGTTATGGATCGAAGGCGTTCCAATCTGGTGGCATTCCCCCTGCTGTGCTGCAAGGGCCGTTTGCATCTGGTGCGGCTGCTAACCGCGCATCTGAAGATGTGGCTGCAACGACCCTGAAGCTGGCTAAGGAAGGCCGACCGATTATGGCTTTGCCTCTGGGTCATGAACTAAAGACCATCGGCCTATCGCCTGAGAATATGCAATTGCTAGAATTGCAGCGGTTCAGCATTGAACAGATCGCCCGCATCTATTCTCTGCCGCCTGTATTCTTGCAAGACCTGACGCACGGCACGTTTAGCAATACGGAACAGCAAGATTTGCAT